CGCGGGCGGTGGAAGTGACGACGGCCTCGATCTCGGCCGTCCTGCCGGTGACGCGGGACGGGTCGCCGGGCACGGTCACGGCCGACTCGACGAGCTCGTGACTGGTGACGCGCGCCTCTCGGCACGCGCCGCCCAGTGCCTCGTTCGGCGCGGTGCGCAGGTACTCGGTGAGGTCGTCGCACATGGCGTAGGCGCGCTCCGTGGCGTCCTGCTGCTGCGACTGGTCGCCCGGTCGGTACACGCTGAACACGACGACGGTTTCGACCGTCTCCTCGCGCTGCCGAGCCGGGGACATGGCGCCGCGGGTGTTCACGGTGCGCTGACCCATTACGGCCACGATCTCGTCAGGCTGGTACGTGCCGGGGCGCCCGTAGGACACGAGGGACGGCGCGGGGAACAGCACCTCACACGCGGCGACTAGTGCCGCCTTCACGGCGGGCGCGGACGTGCTCACGCGAACCCCGGCATGGCGCCCGAAGACGGCTCGAGGTAGGAGTAGGCGTCGCGGGGGATGGCGTGCCCTGAGGGGGTCGTCACGGTCGCCCCGTCGCCGGTCGTGCCGAACTCGGGTCGCCCGCCCTGCTGGTCACGCTGGAAGGTCGCGGCCAGGATGAGCCGCGCCGCGAGCTTGATGTTCGCCGGCACGTCCTCGGTGGTGTCGCACAGACCGGCGACGTAGGTCACGACGACGGCCCCGACGCCATCGGCGAACGTGGTGCGCCCGGTGGACGAGCCCCGGTAGACGACGCCCGCGGGCAGGCTCACCACGTAGTCGCTGTCAGCCGTGAGGGTGGTGCCGTTCTCGACCACGGACGTGACCGAGTAGGCGGCGGTGGGGAGCAGGACCGAACTGTGCCCACCGTCCGCGGTGACGGTCACGGAGCGGCGCACGACGGGGCCGGCGATGTCCTCGACCACGGCTGTGACGGCGGGCACGTAGGTGCTCACCAGCACGTCGTCGCGGGTCGTGTCCCCTGAGGCACGCTGGAGCGCGTCCCGTGCCTCGTCGAGGGTCAGGACGTCGGTGGCGGCCACGGGGTCAGGCGGTGTCGCTGTCGGGGGCGGTGCGGCCGGCAGGCGCGGACTTCTTCACACGCGCAATCTCGGCCTTGACGCTCTTGGCGCGGTCCGTGCGGCCGTGGCGCTCGTAGCCCAACAACTCCTCTTCCAGCGCGCGAAGGTAGTCCTTGCGGGCGCGGGCGGCACCTTCGCGGGTGGCGTCCTTGCGGGCTTCGGGCATGGCCGGTCCTTTCGTCTGGGGGGTGTGCGAGCGAGGGCGGGCCGGGTTGCGACCCGCCCTCGCTCAGGTGGTGCGTTGACCGGTCAGAAGGTCGGCAGGATCAGGCCCGTGCCGGAGATCTTCTGCGCGTGCGACACGCGGTCGAACATGAACGCGAAGTAGGCGTAGATCACGAGGTCGATGCCCAGCGTCTTGGCGTTGGTCTGCTCGGCCCGGATGAGGGTCGGCGCGTTGGCGTCCTCCCACAGGTGGGATTCGGTCTGCGACACGAAGTAGATCTCGTCCTCGTTGGTGCCGAAGGCCGTCGAGATGTTGTTGTCGACGATGACCGGGGTTCCCGAGGGCAGGATGCCGCGGAAGCCGTTGCCGTAGCGCTCGCCGTAGTTCTGACCAGCGGTCTGCGTGGCGACGCCGGGCTGACCGAACAGCGGCCAGGTGGACGTGAGCTGCGACTGCAGCCAGTACCAGCGGCGCGAGTGCATGACCGCGATGACGTCGCCGGGGTGGGCGTTGAGCATCGCGGCCTCGACGGCGGCCGGGCCGGCCAGGAGCTTGGGGTACAGCTCCGCGGCGGTCGGGGAGGCGTCGGTGTAGGCGATCGAGGTCGCCACGGCCGACAGGCCCACGGTGGCCTTGTTGAGGATGATCGAGTCGAGGTTGGACCGCTGCGCGGAGATCAGGTCCTCGATGATCGTGTCCTCGACGCCGACGCCACGCTCGGAGCCCTGCCGGGAGACGGTCTGCGAACCAGCGGACGTGAGCACGTTCGCGGTCAGCAGGGTGTCGTCGGCGTTGGTCTCGGAGACGGCGCTGTTCTCGGACGTCTGCTCGGCCGCGGTGGTGCCGGTCGTCAGCTTGCCCAGGTTGACGGTCATGCCGACCTCGGGGAGGTCGTGGCTGCGCATCGCGTCGGCCAGCGGACGGTCGGCGCGCGGCTTGCCGGCGAAGGCGTCCACGAGGTACTGCGGCACGACGATGCCCGAGAATGCCCCGGTGCCCACGGCGCGGACGTCGAACTGGTCCTGACCGCGGAGCACCCGCTCCTCCTGCGAGTGGCGGGTGATGCGCTCGCGGGCGTCGAAGTCGCCCAGGAGCGAGGCCACGACGTCGGACGCGAACATGGTGCCGCGCTTGTCGGTGTCGGGGCGGTAGGTGCGCTCCTCGGTGCCGATGCGGGTCTGGTTCTCGTAGCCGCGGGCCGTGGTGGACGCGGTGGCGACGGGGTGGACCTCGCGCGAGAGGCGGTCGGCAGCCGCGTCGCGGCGCTTCTCGTCTTCGAGCTCGGTCACGCGGGCGGCCTGCGCCTCGAGCTCGGCGTCGAGTCCACGGATCTTCTCGGCGGCGTCGGTGACCTCGCGGGCCTCGTCGTCGGAAGGGTCGCGGCTCTCGGCCGCGCACGCGGTGCGAACGGCGTCGATCTTGTCCTTGAGCGCCTTGCGCTCGGTGAGCTTCGGGGCCATCGCGGCACGAACCGAAGCGATGAGCTGGTCGATGTTCACGACCGTCTCCTCTTCTCCCCTTGGTGGGGTTCGGGGTGTGTGTTTCGGTCCCAGCGGTGCGACAGGCGGTGGATCGACAGTCAGGCCGTGGCGCGAGCGTCGTCCCCTACGCGAGGCGTGCGGGGGTGACCGGCGACCCAGGTAGGTCGTCGGGGAATGTGGAGGGCTGGTCAGCCCAGGGTTGCGGCGAGCAGGTCGAGCGCGTGCCGGCTCATGGCCGGGGCGCTGCCGCGGTTGCGGCGCTCGGCGTGCAGGGCGTTCTCGAGGTCGCGCAACTGCGGCTCGGTCAGATCGGTCAGCGCAGGCAACGACTGCGAGCGCATCCCGGCGCCCTGCGTGTGCGGGTTGGCGCCGTATCCGACGATGGCGACGTCGCCGCGGTGGATGTCGTACCCCTCGATGGCGTAGGTGCTCCAGTCAGGCGACCACGACCCGCGCTCGATGCGGAACCGGAAAGACATCTCATCGACGAGGCCGGACTCGAGCTTGGGCAGGATGTAGGCGACATCGCCGTCTGCGCGGTCGAGTCGCGGCGCGTCAACGAGCAGGCCCTCGACGCCATCGACGGACGTCTCGGAGAGTGTCAGGGTGCCGTTCGTCGTGCGGGCGATGCGTCGCAGGCCGTCGTGGGCGAGCACGAGCGGCACGTCGAGGTCGTCGCGTGCCAGCGACTCGGACCCGGCGCCGCCGCTGACCTGCTCGGTGTAGGGGCCGAATGCGTCCCACATCTCGTAGCCGCGGTTGTAGACCGATGCGAACCCTGAGAAGTGCGCGCCGTCGCCCTCGGACGCGGCGCGCACCTGCACGCCTGATGCCTGCGCCCTGACGAGTGGGGCCGCGTTGGGCTCCTCTGCGCACCGTCGCTGCGAGGGGCGGTCTGCCGACTCACGGACGGAAGCTGACCGCGCCTCAGCGGCGGCCTCGAAGATGCGAGCGAGAGCGTCGCTCATGGGGTGCCTCCTGTGGTCGGCGCGGTCGCCTTGTTGGGGAAGAGCAGCGCGAACTCGGCGAGCTGGTCGGGGGTGAACGGCGGAAGGTCCTCGAGGGATCGCGCCTCGGATGGCGCCAGGAACCGGGAGTTGATGCCCGCCCCGTATGCCTCGTAGCGGCCGGCGAGGTCCATGCGCAGCAGCGCGCCCGCGTTGAGCTTGGCGTAGCGCGGCTGTGGCAGGAGACGAGTGGAGAACGCAGCCTCGCGGCGGGCGATAGCCGGACCGATGTTGATGATGAAGAGTTGGAGGTTTCGCTGTGTGATGTTGGCGTAGGTGATCGCGGAGCCCTCGACGGGAATGTCGATCATGTCGCCCGGGACACCCAGGTATCGCGCCGCGTCGGCGCCGCTCACCTTCATGGTTTCGAGGAACTGCGACTCGGACGCCTTCGCTGCGAGCATGTGGTACTCCCAGTCATTGCCGGTGACGAACACGTCACCCTGCGCCATCGACGCCTTGAATCGACCCTTGACCGTGGCCGCCTCATCCGCGTTGAGCACCTTCGCCGTGTTGCGCAGGTGCGCGGCCGGGACGGTGCTGTTCTGGAACCAGTCGAGGGCGAACTGCGCCGCACTCAGGCCGGGGTTCATCGCCAGCGCGGCGTGCGCGAGAGGCGACAGCCCCACCGGGGAGCCAGACACGGTGTGCTGCTTCTCGTGCCAAATCTGCGACGCCTTGTAGGTGGTCGCGCCGATCTTGTAGTCGATGACGCCCGACTTGCTGCGCCTCACCACGACGTCGCTCGAGGGCTGAAGCTCGATGACAGACGGCAGGCCGAGCCCGTCGACAGCCGAGATGATGCCCACCGTGTTACCCACTGAGTCGAGGTCGATGGTCGTGGAATACATCCACTCGCACCACAGCGACCCGGAGCCCTCTGGCGTGATGAAGAGCGGCCCCTTGGCCTGCTGAACCTGCACGCCACCGACGCGGCGGAACACGTCCACGGGCATGGTTGAGATCAAGTCAGCCCGCAGGCGTTGGGCCGCCCACCACGCGGAGACACGGCGCGCCTGGGCGAGAGAGACGTTGCCGCCCCCCGTGCGCCGGCCCCGTGAGCGGTCGGCGATCATCTCGCCCGCTGTCATCGTCGCGGCGCGGTTGAAGAAGATGCTCACGCGCGACCACTGGTGATCGACCACGAGCCCACGAGCAGGCCCACGCCAGCAACGCCGAGCGCCGCGGGGGGCCAGATGAAGAATGCGCACGCCACGAGGCACGCCAGTCCGAGCAGGTCGAGGGCGGTCGTCAGGTTGCGGCGCATCGTGCCCCCTTCCGGGTCAGTAGATCGAGTCGAGGACGTCGTAGTCGGCGGTTGCGCGGGAACCGGCCAGGGTGACGGCCTCGAGCATGTCGATGTCGCCGGACTTGCGACCGAACGCGCGACGGTCGCCCACAGCGCGCCAGGTGGCGACGCGCACGGCGGCGTCGAGGTCGGGGTGGTTCGGGTGGGCGATGTCGCCGTCCTGCTCGACGCGCTGCCAGAACGCGGCGCAGGCATCCACGTAGGTGGACGTCTCCACGAGGGTCAGGGCCACGCCCTCGTCCTCAAGGGCCGGGATCAGGTGAGCCAGCGGGCCGCGCTTGTCGACGACCACCTCACACCCGCGGGCCAGTTGGATGCGCTTGGCCTCAGCGACCATCCACTGCTGCCCTGCGCGCCGCTCGACCGCGCCCACAATGAGCCGGTCATCGTCGAGGGCAGCCGCACCGATCGACCCGTGCAGGCCATCAATCGAACCAGCTAGGCCCAGCGTCAGACCGTCCGGCATGGCGACGTCGCCGCCACGGGACGACCACGACGGCATGATGCCCACCGCCTGCTCGTCGTCCCAGACCCCGCGGCCCTCACGGTTCCACGACTCGCCATCCTTGAGGTTGCGACGCAGCCGTAGCAGCGACTCCTCAGGGGTACGAAGGGGGAATGACGGGTTCATGAGCGGCCATTGCGTGCGGTCGTCAGGGCTCGTCTTCGGGTCGGCGCCGATCTCCAACCAGACGGCATCCTCAGACTGGCCCGACCACGCCTCAGCGCGGCGCGTCGTGAATGCCTCGGACGGGTCAGTCGGACGGGGCGGGGTGCCCATGAAGAACAGCAGCGCGCCGTGGACGTGCCGCGCCTGGTTCGTCGCGGCGATCATGTCCTCAAGCGCTTTGGTGTCGAGGATCTGCGCCTCGTCGAACACCTCGACGTCGATCTCGTCGAAGCCACGGCCGAAGCCCTGCGAGCGGGCGCCGAACATGATCATGGAGCCGTTGACGAACTCGACCTGCTGCTCGCCGTTCGCGGCACGCATCGCCCTGACGTGCGGGGCGACCTTCCTGCGCCGGCAGATGCCGCGCAGGGATGTGAACGTCTTGGTCGAGGTGCGAAGGTGGTGTGCCGTCCAGACCACTTGCAGGCCGGGGGACAGGATGCACATGATGACCAGCAGCGCCAGGACAAAGTACGTCTTGCCAACCTGCCGCGGGATACTCAGGCCGATGCCGCCCACCGTCGAGCGATAACGTCCGTCCTCGCCGTAGCCGAGGCAGACCGTGCCGAGCTGCGACTGCCACCAGTCGAACCCCAGCCCGAGCTCTAGGCCCTTCGCCTCGACCCGCGGCCACACCGTCTTGGTGATGCCCTCGGGGTAGGTGAACTTCCGGGCGAACTCAGACAGCCGAGGCGTCGAAGTCGCCGTCTTCGACGGTGGAGGCATCGTCGGTCTCCTGCTGCTCTCGCGCGTCGATGGCCTCGATGTCGCGGACCACCTCCACGAGGCGCTTGGTCAGGGCAGCCAACTCACGGGCCGGCGTGTTCGGGTCCTCGACGGCCTTGGCGATCCGGGTGCGCATCGCCACCATCAGCTCGCGCGTCGTGCCATGATCGGCGGCCTCAGACACGGACTTCGGCTTGGCGGGTGCCGGGGCAGTCTCGCCGGGGGCAACGGGGCGCAGGTTGCGAGCCACGGGCCACCCCCTTGGCGGAAAAGTTCGGAGAGAGATGGCGTCCATAGATGTCAACCGGCTAGGCGACCCTCAAAGACTCGGGCACCCCTCCCCCGTTCCATGCGGGCACCTAGGGGCGCCGCGTGGGTGAGGTCCTGTGCGTACCTACGTCAGAAGGGTCCAGCGGCTCTGCGTGGCCCCTTGACGCTCGCGGTCGAACCACCTAGCGATGTCGCGCATGGTGGTGGTCGGGTCGGGTCGTTGCGAGGCTCGTCGAGCCAGTTCGTCAAGGCCAGGGACGAGTAGCACCACCTCGGCGCGGATGCGTGCCGCGAGTTCGGTGCGTCGCTCTGCGCCGGCCATCGTGCGGATGACATAGGCGCCGTCGATGTGGTCACGCTCGATGGTGGCGAGTAGTCGCTGCACCTCAGCCTCAGCGGCACGCCCGACCTTGAACGGTGGGCGGCCTGGTCCGAGGTGACCGAGCGTGCGGGCGATGGTGTCGAAGCAGACGACGAGGGCGCCGGCTGGCGCGTGCTGTTCGACCCACGTCGACTTGCCGGCGCAGGGTGGGCCGCAGACGAGGTAGTTGGTCACAGCGCCCATCGCCTCACAGTTGTGGTGCCGTTCGGATGCCAGCGCTTCCAGCCTCCAGCGGCTCGGTTGCAGCGGCGGTGCTCGGGGCCGGAGTGATTGCCGCTTCCATCGTCGCGGTGTCCGAGATCCCAGTGCTGCCCTTCATGGATCGGCCAACCGCACCGAGCGCAGGTGACGCCGCCTCGGGCGATCTCCTCGGCCCACTGCTGGCGCAACTTGCGGTGACGGCGGCCATAGTCCTGGCCCATGTCGCGCGCGCCTATCCCACGGCACGGCGCGCGCTCAGCTCCTCGAGCAGGCAGTTGATCCACTCGCCGTGCTCAGTCCGGCAGCGTGACCCGACAGGGCAGCGTTGGTGTCGGCGCCATTCGGGCAGGCTGTCGGCGAGTGCGCGTGTGACTTGCTCGGTGGTGGGTTCGTCGCTCATCGCCCCGCCTCTCGGCTCGGACATGACGACCGCCCCGGCGCGTTGGCACTCGGGGCGGTCGGGTGGTGCCACAGTTCAGGCACCGTACTAACTACTTTGTACCTTGCTTTGTGCCGACTGTCAAGGAAGCTGACCGGCCGGCGTCGTTGATGGCGTA